AGGGTAACGACTGCCGTGCCTGTAACGGTACTTTGGCCGATAGATCCAGTGGCTTGTACCCCTGTAAGCTGGACAACTGCTGCCCCTGTGACGGCAACATTGCCGATGGCACCACTGGCCGCCACCCCGGTGACTGGGACGGTTGCGGAGCCGGTTTGGGCTGTTTGTCCGATGAATCCTGTGGCTTGGACCCCGGTAACGGTGACACGTGCCCCACCAGAGACGGCAACGGTCCCAATAGCACCGCTACCTGCGACTCCCGTGACGGGGACAATTGTGGTTGTGGCGACGGCAACGGTACCGATGGCTCCGACACCCTGGACCCCGGTGACGGGCACAACAGCGCTGCCGGTGACGGCAGCCTGACCAATGAATCCTGTCGCCGAGACTCCAGTAGCGAAGACGTCGGCGTTTGCGGCAACGGTGACGTTACCAATTGCCCCGGTTGCTGAAACTCCGGTGACTGGTACGACTGCGGATCCAGAGACGGCGACTTGACCGATAAGCCCTGTTCCGGAAACACCGGTAACCAGTACATTAACGCCGGTGTCAACTGTGGCTTGGCCAATCTGGCCAATTGCCTGTACTCCGGTGACATTGACAAGGGCATTTTGTTGGGTTTGGACCGTGACAGTGCCAATAGCGCCGGTGCCTTCGACACCAGCGCTGCCTTCACCCCACGGAGTTTCACCCCAGGCACCATACCCCCACCCTTCTAGGTAGACATAGGTGACATCTTGACCCCAAGGAGTCTCGCCCCATGGGCCACCACCCCAGCCGGAGTAGGTCGCCACCTAGTCATTCCCTACGCTATACGAATGATTGCGCCAGTTGCCGTAGCTGCAGGGACCACGATCGTGAAAGTGCCCGCAGTTGAGGTCTTAGCACCACCAAAGTTAAGAATCGCCACTGCGGGATTACCCGTAGCGGTGTCGTTATAAATCATGGCGCCATAGGCAGTAATCGTAGCTGTCGTAAACGACAAATCAGCAAAGTCGGTCAAAGCCGTTGTGCCAGATGATGTTGGGGTAACTTTAGTCAGCGTACCACCACCAGCCGTGTAAGAGCCTGAGGCCGATACTTCGTTAGTCGTGGTGTAAGCCGTGGTTGCAGCCGTAAACGAGGCATTGTTGTCATACAAAGCTAGTTTGAAGGTCTGGCCAGAGCCGGTTGAAAAGTTATGCACACCCTTAAGGATTTCGACCTTAAACGAGGTGGGCATTACGGTTGTGGTAAAAGCCATTTAGACTCTCCTTAGTAAATTGGCGGCGTCTTGTTCCCCGCCCTGAACACAAATTTGGATGCAAGTAGCCCTTTCGGCCCGCTTGGCTTGTTTGAGATATTCAAAGACTGCTCTTTGAACGCGCTCCCGGAAGAACTTAGCCTGCTCACGAATGGCCGGAGGAGCGTTATCGGCCACACTAATAATTTTATCTGCGCAGAGTTCTGCTAGATCTTCGCACGAAAGGCCGCCAAAGTCACTGGTTTTGATGATAGGATCGGCCATCTTTCCTGCATGTAATTGAAACATATTATGTCCTCAAAGCTTCTGGTGGCAACATTGGGTCGTTAACGGGCAAAGAATCCTTAACCTCAGAGTACTTTTTAGCCACAAAACGACCATTTTCCAAGCCTACAACCAGGGGTTCAGCCAAACGGTGGTATCCATAAAGTTTGCTTTCTACCGGCTCATTGGTGTCCAAAAGCGAAGAATCTTGAGCAATTCCAACCTTAATACCACGAGAAATGGCTATGGACAACAAGAACTCACAGTTTGCTCTACCTGCTTCGGCAAAATGAACATACCCCTTATACGAAAAATCGATGCCATAAAGGTGGATTTCCGACACTTTTGCTGCAATCGCAAAACCTATGGCGTAGGCCACCGTGTTATTAAAATACCCTGTTTGGCAGGCATTCATGACCTCTTCAAGAGGGAACTCCACCAGGCCTGGGCATCTCTGGTCAAGCTCACAGGTGTAGATAGGGCCTTTATGCTCCTTGAGCACCTTGGCCATAATCCCCGTCTGCGTGCCCGAGTCATCACTATCTAAGAATCTACTTGCCGGGTCCATCATAAAAACTCGATCATGGAAGATCACCCCAGCCATGGAGTTGATCGCCCACACCTCGTTAAACTCTATTGAATGGGTTTTGGCTAGTATGAATTGGCCGTGGCTTTTTCCCATCGCCACTATTGCTATACGTTTTCCCTCAAGATTTGGAACACTCGTCATGGACCTGGACTTTCTGATTTAACCGGAATCCTGATCATTCCGTCTCTGTATTCGTCACGACGGCGACGTCCCTGCTGCTCGATTCCAAGGCCTTGAATAGCCTCTTTGTAGGAATTGTTGAAGAAGGAAATCATTGCCTCCGGACCCTTAGTATAGCTGTAGGCTTGAACCAAACAGCCATAAAGCAACGCTTCAGGAGCGTTGTTACTTACCCAAGTTGTCGTATTAGTAGAGGACAACTGAGCAGGTTTGTAGATGTAGCCCAGTTCCACGACATAACTTGAAGCCGGGGTAGGTGCTACATAAAACGTATTTTGGTCCCAGACAGAGTAGTACTTAGGGACACCGGTAGTGGCACCATCGGGCCAGTATTCCTTCATGAAAGAAGTATCCCTAAAGTCTAGGAAAATTTGGTCGTTTCCAGAAGTAATCATCATGTACCGATGGGTCAGGATGTCAGAAGGGGCGGTCAGGAACTTATTTCCAGATGTCAGGTTTGCAGTGGCCTCTAACTTAAATACATCCAAGTCAATATCACGAAGAATCCGGTTTTCGGTCATTAGAATAAACGTATTGATGACCGCATTGGTGAACACGTTGGCGTCCACTTCGGTGTAATTACGTATGTCTGTAACTAATTCGTTGTAGGTCATGATACCGTTCCTATTGCGCTCGAGGCAGAAATTGAACCAACGGTTACAATTACCGAGTTTCCTGTTGCTTGAACAGGGTTGACAGAGCTCGTTGCCCCGACTCCTGAAACTGCAACAGCGGACGTGGTAACAACCAGTACGGTTCCCACTTTGCCCAGCCCATAAACGCTTGTTTGTCCTGGGTAGGGCTGCATGTTATTGGTGTTATTGGCGCTACCAACACTTTGAAAGTATGTATAGCCTGGTTGACCCACATACACGTCCACTGGTTCAACGCGATCAGGGCGCGGTTCCAGGAGCGCAATAGCGTCTCCTCTATACTTAAGAGGCTCGAGCTGGGGTTCTTTTGGCTCGTAGTCGTCTGGGCAGACTTTAAACCCTCGCCAGTTTTTGCGAAGTACGTTATAGGGATAACGTTGCCCGCAGTAATCGCATAATCCGAAGGAGAATTTGCCGCTTGCATAGGCCACATTACACCCCTAGATCTGGAATAAACGACACGCTGGCCGTATCTCTGTCCTCCAGCGCCGCTCGTGTAAAGTCCTCTTCGTAAATTTGTTTCAATGCTGATGTGCGCTCAGGTGCAAACTTTAAAGACAGCATAAACGCCAGGCCAGAGGCTAAACAAGGCAAAAACCGGAAGTTTACGTCGCCGGTGTTCGTGTACACGCCTGCGTCTTGAATCCGACGAATACGATAGTACACAAACGAGTACGCCGAATTAGGCCTTGGGTACAGAAATACCTTAAACACGTTTGCTCTTTGCACATAGTACTGTGCAGGACGAGCACCTGTCTGTTTATCAGGAAGATTCAAATACTCTTCCCGGCTGATTCGGTCGATCGAAATATCAACCGACGGGCTTTGCGTATTGTCTCGGATAACCGCAGACAATACGTTGACAGTGTCTGCGGCCAGCGTAATTTCTGCTGTGCCTGTCAAAGGGAAAACGGCTTCCTCAATTGTCCAAAGATTTAGGCCTCTATTTGCCCAATCCAAAAACAAAAGATTAAGCGAGCGACGACCCGTTGTGAGCTGATAACCAGTGGTCATCCGCATTCCACAACGTTCAAAAGCCTCCTCGATCAGATCATCAATCTGGAGGTCAAATGTGGTCGTCCCTGAGGTTGCCATTATTTACAGGCGCTTCCACCCATTTTGTAGCCCTTCATCATACCACCGCCCATCATTTTCTTGGGCTTTTTACCCATGGCCATCATTTTATGAGGCTTAACGGCACCGCCGTCTTTCATCATAACAGGCCCAGTTTTTTTGCTGGTCTCAGAAATCATACGATTCTTAGGACCGCTCTCAACTGCACCGCCACCACGAGTAGCACAACCCATTCCACGTCCAGCCATGATTATTTCCCCTTCTTCATTGCGCGGCCTTTTACGTCCGCAGTTTTACGTTTAACAGCCCGGCCCATTTTATCCATGGCCGAGTCTTTCATCATGGTGCCATCAGGCATCTTATGCATACCCGCTGCACCGCCTTTTTTCATCTTACCAACACCATCGGCAGCAAACGCTGGAACCTTTTTGCCACCTTTCATTACCATTTTTAACTTAGCCATTACTTCTTTCCTTTCTTTGCCGTTTTAGCAGACTGTATAAAAGCCTTAGCTGTAGGGGCACCTTTGGTACCTGGTTTACGCATCTTTTCGCCAGAACCGGCGGCTATACGCTTTTTCTTTGCATTGATATTGGCATAAAGGCCAGGTTTAGCAGCCATGATTACCTACCCCTTTTGCATAAGGAGATCAATTTTTGCTTCAAGCTTGTTAAAGCGCTGGTCAATGTGCTCAACAAACTTGTCCATTTCTGCTTGAGTGACGTTATCACGGGCCACCTCTTCTCTGGTTTTGTTAATCAAAATGCTAAGGCGCTGTAATTCCGATATCTTCTCATGACCTATGTAGGCCAAAACACCTATCAGAGCCGTTAGCAACGTATTCCAAAGCATAATTTCCATTAGCATTTCCACCGTTTCCTAGCCTGCCGAATGCGGCTGTTAGGATCTTTTGCTGCCTCTGGAAACTTTTTCATCTGCCCCAAAGAGCGTGCGCAATACGACTTACGCCGTGATGCGCGCTTACCTGTAGGATTATCTTCCGTAACTGCGGTCTGTAACTTGCTGCCAGGGTTGGCCTTGCGATAAGCCGCAACGCCTTTTTTGGTCATGCCTGCCCCAGCCTTTGTCGGGCGAAAGTTTCCCGACTTGACTGAAGTCTTGATGCCCATACCCTTGGAGGCCATTAGACTGCTGCCCCGCCGTAAAAGAATAACGTGATGCTAAGTACGTTTGCGTCGGCAAAATCAATAAAAACACCCTCATCAAACAAAACTCCCATATCTGGGAAAATAATGTCGTAGGCGCCTGCGGCACCTGGTGTTTTAATGTCTACAAGCGTTGTTCCAGCGCTTGTCGTTCCATTTTTTAACTGAAAAGACGATGCAGTACCGGCGCAAGTGTAGTAAATAGCAGCTACACGAGTTCGGCCAGATATTGCGTCATCGTCTGCGGTCTTTGTGACCGCACTTAGATTACTGTAGCTCATTTGTGTTCTCCGTGTCCGGTGCGTCTAACCTATTAATTAACATCTTGTAGGCTGTGATTGTGGCCTGGACTTGAATCAAAAAGGTTTGAGCCTTATGTGCTTCTTGTTCCAGGTCACTAATCTCAACTTCCAAGAATTCCTTGGTTATTTGCATCAGGGCGTGAAGGTAGCGTATGCGGGAACGTAGTACGGTGTTCCAGCAACCATAACCTTAAGCACCTTGGACGGGGAAGCAGCTACAGCACTTGCTGAAGGAGCAACCGTAGCAGCTGGGCCAGTTTCAATGTTCATCAAGTTCTGAACTTCGCCGGTCTGCGATCCGCTGTCAGAAACACGAATAAACGAAGAAGTAGAACCTAGCGTGACGTTAACACCATAGTCGGTATCCAACTGAAGGACAGCCAATGTGCCGCCAGGAGTCGTTGCCGAACCACCAAGCGTTGCACGCAGTGCGTTTGCAGCGCCAGAGATCGTGCCGGTCGTGTTAATCGAAGTAGAAATGTGTGCGCCGTTGATCGTGCCAGCAGCAGCTGCGCCAGCGCCTGTTACGACCGAGAAAGCACGCAGCGTCTCACCCGAGCCGGTCGAGGTGAAAGCCAAACGGTTGTAGGAAAGACGGGTATCGCCAGTCGTGGCAGAAGTCGTGCCGTAGAAACTGGAAATGTTGCCTGCGGTGGTTACGGAAATTGGGTCGGTAGAAGTACCACCGATGAAGCCGTTCAAAGATTGAACTGGGCCAGAGAACGTGGAAATAGCCATTGAGTTTACCTCTCATGCGAGTTAGGTGCGGCTGTCTGCATGACGTCTAGCCGGGACTAGTCAGACGCACCGGGGACCCCGGAATAGTATCTTTTTACTCTGTATTTACTGCTGTGTCAAGAAAAACCCCCGGTTTTTAGGCCGGGGGTAGGTGCTTAAAACATCAACCCGGTGAACCGAAAATACCGCGTGGATCCGAGAATCCAAACGAATAACGCTCACGAGCCTTGTAACGGACGTTGCCAGTATCGAAGTCACCTTCGAAACCAGTCTTCATCGAAACACGCTCAAACATCTTCATTCCGTTAGGAGCGTCGGTCTTGATGAAGAACGCATCCGGATCGGTCAGATAATGGTTAACCGTGTAACCCTGGGGAACCATGCCCATGTTGTTGATGGCATTGATGTCGTTGTCTGCAGTACCAACACGCAGAGTGGACTTCAGGATGCGATCAGCCGTAAACATGAGTTCCTTGGGGATGATCAACTTCAGGCCTTGAACAGCGATCTTCAAGCCACGCTCGTCAGTGAACGCAGCAATGTCGATCAACGACTGCTCAAGAGACGTCTCCGACAAGTCGGCCGGGGTGGTGAGCTCATTGCGGAGATCAGGTCCGGACAGGGTCGGGTGGTCAGTTGCGCAGAGAGGCTTGCCGTCACCGCCTGTGGAGGTGGTGAAAGCGCCGTTCAGAACGGAAGCTGCCTTGATCTGCTTGGTTTGAGCCATGGAACGAGCCAGGGCACGGGTATAACGAGCAGCAAGACGGTCGTACAGGTTGTCTTCCACTGCCTCTTCGGTCAGGGAGAAAGCCAGTGCGATGGTCTCGTGTGTATACCGAGCCGTGTAGACTTCCTGCGCGGTGTCGTACTGCACGCCAGCGCCTTCAGCCTTCACAGGTGCCGAGTCAAAGCCAGATTCCATTACTTCCTCTTCAAACGCGCGGTCTGAAGATTCGACGCTGTAAATCTGAGCATGCTCATTCTCATAGTTCTTGTATTCCAGACCAAACAAGGCGTTCAATCCGGGCTCGAGTTCTTTAACTAGTTGTGCACGTGTAATTGCCATGATTAAACTCCTGCAGTGCCCGTGCCACCCTTGTAGAGGTGGTTATTGGGGATAACGATCAGGTTAGCGTAGGCCGAGAGAACATCGTCCTCACCGGAAACGGTGGACACGCCAACAACTTTCCATGGATAGCTCGAGTTAGAAGCAGCTGGGACGCCAACTTGCTGACCAGATTGGCCAGTTGTAGCGCTACCAGCGGTGCTTGTTACCAAGTCAGCGTTGCGTCCAACACAGGTTACTGCTGCAATGCCGGAGCACTGAACCAGGAATTCTGCGTTAGGATCATCGTTAACCGAGGCAACAATACCATCCTGAGCAACCGAACCAGGGTAGTAGTTTTTCCAAGTGGGTTTGCCAGTCGTGGGATCCACGTAGAAGCAGCCCTGGAAAACACCAACAACGGGGTTACCAGCTGTAGCAATTGCTAAATATCCTCCAGACAGCGTTACAGCGTCGCCTTGATAGATGGCGGTTCCGTAAGCGTTGGAAATCTTGTACTGCGTTAGGCCTTCGTTGTCGTAGTTGCTGCCAACTTTACCGACGGGACGAAAACCAAAGGCTTTATTTGTGTTAGCCATTTCAGTTTTCCTTTAAATTATTCGTCAGACTTGGGTCCGCCGAATGTCGTTTTTGATCGTCGATCTGGGCTATTAATCCGCATCGTCCCGTGGGCGTTGCTTTTTAACAACTCATTATCGACAGCCTTTAATTGGTCCAGTGTCCTGTCCCGATAATATGCGCGTCGCTCTTCTGCCGTCTCTTCAGGGATTCTTGCAAGCAACAGGCTTCCCACACCGATTACACCGGTATGTCGGCCGTCGTCTACCGAGGTAGATTGGAACTCAGGGTACTCATCCGCGCGGACGAGCTCATAACCCTCACGGAGCTTTGCCGACACATTGCTGCGGTCGTCAAATCCGTTTGCTTCCTTTCTAATCCAACGGTGCTTGTATCCAGGAGGCGCAGCAGGCGCATCCAATTTAGAAGGAGGAGCCCAAGGTTTACGGCGCGCAGTGGTAGCACGTGTTTCAGATGTGCGTGAGCTGCGATTTAATTTAGGTACTTCAACTTGGTCAACCATGTCTTACTCCTTCACGTATTTGGCATATTCCTCAAGAGGAACACCCAGTTTTTTAGCGATCGCAACCTGGCTCGGTGTGAGCTTAATGGTGCGGCGTGCATTGTTTACCCCGGATGACCGGGATGCAGGCGCAACAGTTTGCACGGGTCTGTTGGCTCTGGTGTTTTGTGTCGCAGCCTCTTTATTACCACTATTTCGGCTAGGAAACAAGTCTTTCATGCGACGATCCAGCTCTTCATAATACTCCTCCGAGCGAGGATTGAAGTTTTCTCGTGTCACAAGCTGCAAATGAATGCCTTTTACGGCGTTCGTCATGACCACGTCTTCCCCAAACCAAGGATTCTCCTCGGCCCACTGTTCGGCTCGCTCGTCAACGACTGGCTGGGCCGGTTGCTGGTAAACAGGCTGCTGATAAGCCGGTTGCTGGGGCTGCTGTACCTGTGGCCGGCTTTCCTGATCCTGGCGAAGACGCTGTTGCTCAAACAAAATCTGCGTCAAACGCTCCTGGGCCTCGGTTTCAGTGTCAATGTCACCTTCTTCCCTGGCCTTTTTGATGATCTGCTTTAGGGCAACCGCCTGAGTCTCAATGCGAGTCTTAGCCTCGCCCAAGCGCTGGCTGTCCGTTTCCTGGAAACGATGCTGTAGCTGTTGGGCATGAACCTGGATCTGCTTTGCATACTCCAAGGCCGCCTGCTCACGGCGCTGGGCCTCGCGCAGCTTGGCCGTCATCTTGTCGATGCGCTTTTTGACCTTATCGCTGTACTCGGCAAGCTCTTCTTCAGGCTTGGCTTCTTGCTGCGGTGCAGCAGGTTGCTCAGTTTCAACAGCAGGAGGTGGTGTTTCGTCGGCGATTTTTGCCTCTACACCGTTTTCTCCCTCGGTGAGCTCAACCGTTGCCGGTTCCTCATCCTCTCCAATCTTAAATTCCAACTGTTCCTGACTCATACTGCCTCCTTACATGTGAAGAATGTCTTCAGGGTTGTTGACCACGCCAATAATCTCGTCGTCGTTCAGAATGCGGATCTCTCCGCCGTCAATCTGAATCCTTGATCCCGCATACCGGCCAAAGATGATCCAGTCACCTTCCTTGCACCACGGTCCGCTTGGAAATTTTTCCTGGTCTGCATAGGCAAGGTCCCCCACACGCAGCACATAGCCACAGGTCGTGGCCAACTGCGTCTTTTTCTGGGTTTCCTCGGCAAGTACAATGCCTCCCTTGGTCTTTTCCGCACCACGGTAAGGTAGGATTGCAATACGCCAGCCGGTTGGCCTGGGTATGCGGTCGATGACTGTCTCCGAAACTCTATTCGGGTCAAAATTACCCTCGGCGTCATAAGCATCGTCAAGGGTAGGCCCCTTGCTTTCTGCTTCCTGTTGCCATTTTTCTTCAAGCGCTGTTAGTGCCATGTGGCCTCCTGGTGGTTAAAAACTGTCTTTTTGGGCGCGGTCCAAGATCGACTTGACAACGTCCTCACAAAGTCTTATGCCTTCCAGGCGGCCCATCATGAACCGGTAACGCTCCATATCGGAGATCGTTCCGGCCAACACTATGGCCTCAGAGTCATGCTGCAGTTTTCTAATTTCTTTTAATACGGCTTCTGCAAATTCAAGCATGGTTTAATATTCCATGGAGTAGCAGACGGTTCTGGCCACCGTCTGAAAGGCACTAAATTCTTAACAAATTCTGGTTTTTTTGGAACGGATTACTCTGCCCTGCCCCTTAGAAGTCACTAAACCGCCCTTGGCGTACGTTCCAACGCCGGGGTTACCCTCTTCAGCCTCGTAAGCACGAGCCTCTGCAGGGACCGATTCCATCATCTTACGGCCCTCTTTGGTAGTGTCACGAGCGGCTTTGGCAGAGGTTGTCGAAAGCTTTGACAAGAAGTCCTTCTCACCTTCCATGCCTTGGACGGTCTTCTCGCGCGCCTTTTGAATGGTCGCACGCTCTTTTGCTGTTGGCTTACGGTACATGGGCATGTCTAACTCCTAGTAAATTTTAGTTTTCTTCTTGGCGTCCTTACGCAGGACCTCCATGAACGGACCTTGAACACTGCCCCCTGACTTCATCTTGCGACTTTTACCGGCCGTTGAGTAGGCAATCGCTGCCGCTTGCTTTACAGCGGCTTCCTTGCTCTTAGGCTTGCTGGTGCCGATCTTACCGGATTTTTTGAAAGTGCGTACTAGCTCTCCAATGTTACCGGAGATTGTTTTTTGGCTGGAACCTTTCTTAAGCGGCATTTGGTTTCCTTTCGTTGGTCCGGCGAGCAGCCTGTTGGCTCATTTGTGCAACCCGCTCACGCGCGATGTTGGCGCGAAGCTGGGCAATGTTTTCCTGCGAGTTTACCCTAGCCTGGTTGGCTTGTGCAGTCTGCGCGGCCTTCATGGAATCCAACTGCAGGCGCTGTTCCGCAATCGCGTTGTCGCGCTTATTGTCCTCGTCGCGGATCTTTAGTTCCTCGGCCTTGAGCGCTACCACCGGATCAGGGCCCTCGCCACCAGACAACTGGCTCTGGAGCGCGCGAACCTCTTGCATGTACTGCGCTACCTTGATTGCGACCATGCCTTCCTTCTGAATGGCCGAGACCATGCGGTCAGGATCCTTGCCGTACTGCATAAAGAGCTCCGCCTCGACGTCCTCTTCGGCCTTGATCCGTACGTGCTGCAAGACATGCTTCTGTAGCTCCATCGCGGCCATTGGCTGGGCCTGCACCATTGGGGATAACCCCATCATCAGGTGGCTTGCAATGTGCGCGTCGTGCTGCTGGCCAGCAAACGCCTTCAAAGTCATCCCGTCCAGGATGTCGGCGTTCTCAGTTGCCGGGTCCTTAGGCATCTGGGTGTTCTGCGGACGCAGGATCCCGTCAATGTCACGCACGTTCAAGGCGGCATACACGCGGTAGTACGCCTCGTACATGTTGTGCATCTGCGGAGCAGTCTGGGCTAGCTGGAGTTGCGTCTGAGCCAACGTAATACGCTGCGCAGTCGAGAAAATATTGGGGTCGGCGACCGGTAGTACCGCAACCAGCTCATTGAAATCCTTTTTCTTGATCGTACGCTTGGCCCCTGGCACGTCGTACGGGTACTCGTCCGGCAAATAGTCCGCAAAGCCCTTGGCAAGTAACTCAAACTCCATCTTCTGCGCATAGTGCATGCGCTTGTGGATGGCCGACATGACATTGGAGCCCTTTTCCAAGAGCGCAATGGTCGTTCCGACGGCTGCCTGCTGGTTACCGTCACCAACCTGCATGTCTGCGATGCTTGCCAGGCGTTTTCCTGCCTCAACGGTGAACCCTAAGAGCTGAAACAGCGTCTGCGATGGCTCTTTGTACGGCAGCGGCATGAGAGACGACTGAAGTTCCGCGCCTCCCGCGTCAATATCGCGCCATTCGCCAGGCTGGATCGGATTATCGTCGTCCGAGATCCGTGCGCCTTTGGCCTTGAAGCCTGCTGGCAGGTTAGCGAGCGTTCCTGCGTCCAAAAGCTGACGCAATGCAGACGTTGCGGTCTTAGATAGGCCACCAATCAAGTGTACAAAGCCTAAACCGTAGGCGCCTAAGCCCTCTACAAGCACATAGTGCACAAAATAATTACGCCGGCAGCACTTTTCGTCGCCCTCGACCCAGTTTCTGCGGATTGCCAGCACCTTGCCGCTGGCCTCGTCCACCGTTACCACGTACGGAAGCTTGATTCCTGTGGGTTCTCCGTCCTCGCCCATGTCCTCAAAGCCTGGAATATCCAAATTGACGTGGTATTCAAGCAAAAAGATCTCAGACGGGGCCCCGGTTTCGACCACCCCGGTCTGTTTGTCAATGGAATACGTGATTTGGCTTGCGTCGGCAGGAGTTTCCTGCGGATTTACGTCCAAGTCCAAGTACTCTCCGGCTACAACACGCTTCCTAAAGTCGTTTTCGTCCATCGCAATACGGTGAGTAATGCGCGGACACTCGCTCATGACGCTTGAGCCGTAGTACGGGATGAATAAATCGTCAGGCAAGACCAGCTTTGACACCATCCGGCCAATCTGATCGTCAAAATAGACCTTCTTAAACGTCGAGCCACCGTACCCGGTGTAGAAAAGTAACTGGTCAAACTCCGGTGTGTACTCCTTCATCACCGTAGTTATCTGGTAATTCATGAAATCTTGTACGCGGGAGGCCTGTTGGGCCTTGTCCAACGTCTCTTTGCCCAGGATCTGCGTACGTACAGGACCCCCTGGTGGCATTAGTTCCTTAAATGCCTGGGCCTGGAACTGCACAATGGCCTCGGTCAGCATTGGATGCACCGCACCAGCAGCGCCACGGAAGGGTTTGGTGCGCTCCTCGATCCGTAGACCAAGCAACTCTAGACCCTTGGAGTACATCATCTCCCAGTCAGAACGGCTGGACTTGTCCGCCTCAAACAAGGCGGCTAAATCTAAAGCAATCCTTTGCCGGTCGTCCTGGTCTACTACCTCGGCCATGTTGGCATAGAAGTCCACGTCCTCGACTTCATCTTCACCGATCTCGACCACGGCGCTGCCGTCTTCTTCCAAGACGACTTCGATGTCCGGCATGTCCTCTTGCTCAATCTCGATCTTGAGCTCGGACTCCGACGGGGCTTCGTTAATTATTTTGTCAATGGGCATAGTCTTTGCCTTTTACTGGATTTATGCTGTTTGGTCAAGTCAGTCAGGATATACATTCATGCCACCAAACAAGTTTGCCAAACGATTAAATTCTTGCTTCGTTATGTATGTGTTGCCATTTTGCTCGGTTATAACATTTACATCAAACCCTCGGTCACGAGCATTTTTCAACAGACTTGGCTTTAAGGTCACTAGGTCGGTATTGCCAATATCCCCAATTCCGGACCACTGCTGCGATTTGATGAAGTCCTGAACAAACGGGATGTATTCTTCATTGGGTTTGGCGTTGCCTTTACCTTTGATTTGAAGAATTCGCGGTGGATTTGGTGGAACCCCAGCTTCAGCAAGAGCCTCCACTATACTCTCTTCCGTTAGTTCATCTATGTCGGGATTTTCTTTGCGCCACTTTCGAATATGCTCACGGTATTGAGCTTTTGTTTGTGCATCAAGCGAAGCAAATTCTTCCCCGCCAATTGGGTAGAGCTGCTCAGGAGGCGCAGTTTCAATCGTCACATGCGGCTCACCCTTCTTGTCACGCAACGAGAAGATGTTTGTCTCGCCTGACCAGACGCTATCACAGTACCCACCCACGCAATGTCGCATGGTCGAGCCTTCATACTTCAAAGCTTTCTCGAGATCATTCTTAGCAAAAAAGTCCAAGGCCTGCTGCTGTACAGAAACGTCGCCATAAGGATTGAAGGAAGTAATTTTTTTACCGTCTGGCCCAAACAATGCCGGACCCTCAAACGAAGATGTCACAGAGTAGCCCGGCGGCAACTCCGTATACTCCGCAGGCTTTAGCTGCTGCCACTTAAGTCTTTTAGGCGTGTCTGGATATTCCTTGATCGTGGTCGCTGAACGCTGGGCATCGGCAAGGCTAGCCGCAACGCGCTGTTGTGCACGCCAGTCGTTAATGTTGTTAACGTGACGAAGGGCCTTCTCAATACCTAGGCCCTGCATGTCCTCGGGTTTAAGCAAAAGATTTGGTGGCAGACCAGAGTTGGGATTTAAGGCGTTGCGTAGCTCATCAATGGTGTGCGTAAAGATTTCTTTTTCGTTGATCTCAAGAGGGCGAATGCGATAGACAAGATCCTCTTCACCTAATTTAGCTAGCCAAGGATTTTCCGCTAACTTTGGCGCATCCGGTGCCCAGCTTCCGCCCATCGTCTCAGCCGTTTTTATACGCGCATCTATTTCTTTTTTCGTCGTTGGTGCAAAAGGTGCATCGGCTAATTCTTCATAGGACCTGCCAAGGTTGCTCTTGGCTGTTTCAAAAGGAGACATACCTGCTTTTTCGCGAGCTCTTCCAATGCTTGCGTTCACATGAGTATAAGGACCCAGTTGAGAAGGCAACATACTTGTGCTTTGAAATGCCTCGTCCACTTTCTCTATCTCGTCGGCCAACGCAGCTTCAGACGCTTCCGTGTTCTTTCCTCTAGCCTTTGCCGTAGCAATGTCGTCCTTCATCTTGGCAATACGTTTTAGCCCTGCCTGGTAGTTTGCCTGGACCTTTTCACTCATTTCGTCAGCAAGCTTACGGACCGGATCGTCTTCCGTTCCCATCTGCTTTTTGACGTAATTGGAAAACTTGCTTGTGATCCAGTCGTCAAGCGCCGCTATAGGCTTCGTGATTTCTCTGGACTCTTCAATACGACGTGAAATTCTTTGAGCAGCGTCGGGTTTTAATAACAGGTCGTCTAGTTTTTTAAACAACTCATCTAGTTCTTTCAAAGCCTCCCCCGGCTCTTGTCCCCCGGCTGTCTTAGGGCGCAATGGCTCAATTGCTCTCTCCACGTCGCCAGCCAAGAGATTGCCCCCGCCTTTGGGGCGGATGATTCCTCCAAGCCCACCCCCGGTCCAGTTCATGATGAACTCCTGCGGGTCGCTTTGTAGTTGCTGCGCTACATTGCCAAGCGCACGTTTATTAAACGCAACAGGGTCGGTGACCGCCTCACGCAAGTTACCGTACACAGTCTGGCCCGCCTGCTTTAACAAATTTAATCCCTGGCTCGCGAGACTTGGCCCTTGGTCCGTGGGCAGTGGTGTGCCGACAGTCATCTGCTCTGCAATCTCACCATACTCAGGACTACCCTCAGCACGTTTGATAGGACCCGCCTGGCCAAGCTTGCCAGTCATATCCAAGGGATACGGTGGCAAAGCATAGAGCTGTTGCCTTGCAAGACTAGACTTCTGCTGTGGCCCTTGGGCCGTGGCTCGCGGGGCGATGCGCTTGACTGCCTGTTGCGTTGGAGACCTGGGCTCCTTGTCCGCTTGAGACTGCGCCATCGCGGCACGCATCTGCTCGACCTCTCGCTCCGTGTACGCCCTCTCCTCTACTTCTCCACCTTCAGCAAAGGCAGCGACAGACAGACTGTTGATATCGACTAACCCGCCATCGGCCATGGACAATGGGCCGTCAAACGCAATAGGCTCTGCAGCGGGCATCTGGCCAACAGGACCGCCCATGGCAAAGCTGGCTACAGACAAACTGTCCACGTCCACTAGTCCGCCATCAGCAAAAGCAAACCCTGCTAGGTTGTACTTTTCAGGATTAACCGCTGCCATTATTGCAGTCTGTCTTTGACTCGCTGCGCTCCTTGCACGGTTCGCAGCTTCTTTTTGATAGTTCTGTATATCGGCTTCAGTAGCAGTTGGGGCAACAGGTGCCACTGCGGTGAATTCCTCAGTTTGAGGTCCTGTGTTGTAGGCCTCAACTAACTTGTTGTATGCGTCGGCCTGGGCGTCGTAGTCCGAATACTCCTTTTTCCGCGCCTCAAGATATTGCTTATCTTTTTGGGTGTAGCGAAGAGGTTGGAAAAGAGAATATGGAAGAGGCATTGCCTACCCTAAGAATAAGTTTTGTTGATTTTATGCCCTAGTAGTACTCGGGCACAAGCCCCTCACTGGCTTTCTCGTCCTGATAGTCGGTGTCAAGATTAATGAAATTCCCTGCACGAAACCGCATCATCGCCTGGGTGGTCGAGTCCACCAAGTCGTCATTGTCCCCGTTTGGAAACGCCGCACACTCCTCAATCAACTCCATCGCCCAGTCAGTGTCCGGGGCCCAGACCATACCGGACTCGAACAAAGGGGCCACCGCGTTGGCTCGGGAGATCTTGTCCTGCCCTGACCTTCGGCCACCAGGCGTGTACATCGTCACAGGGATCCCGATTCGGCGAAGCTCTTGCTGCAATGGCACACCGGTTGCCTTGGCCTCGATCAACACGTTATCAGGCTTCCACTCGTCATACTGCTCCTTGGCCCGGCGCTTCAATTCAGGAAAGTCCCACCTTCCCTTTTGCATGTCCAAGAGGATAATGGCAGGCCCCCCATCTTCCTGGGGGTAGAACACACCCCAGGTCGTGATGACAGAAAAGTCCGCCGTCTCCTTTTTGGAGTACGCCGTGTCGTACGATTGGATGATGTAGTCAATCCTGGGCGTGTAGTCGTGCTCCCAGAGCTGCCACCACTCGCGCTTGAGAATCGCGCCCTCGTCATTGGTTGGCTGCTGCTGGTACATGGCGTTCCACTTCTGTGGAGACAAAGAGGCCTTGACGCCCAATAACTCCTCAAGCTTCCAGAAACTTGGCCATAGGGGATTACCACTAGGCAGGATTGCAGGAAACTCGATTACCTCCCAACGGTCCGCCTTGTGCGAGACCTGGGCCTTGATCAACCTTGCAGTCAGATCCTTTGTTCCCCACCGGGTCATCACAATGACCACCGCTCCACCAGGCTGGAGTCGCGAGCGAGGTCCAGAGGAATACCAGTCCCAAGCATTTTCCAATGCAAGCTCTGATGCCGCGTCTTGTTCCGAGTGCGGGTCATCAATGATCAAGAGGTCCGCGCCACGTCCAGTCATCGCACCGCCCACACCGACGGCGAAGTACTCACCGCCCTCGCTTGTCTCCCAACGGCCCGCAGCTTTCGAGTCCTGTTTCAAGAAGACCTGTGAGAAGAGCTCACGGTAGTTTTCCGCCGACATCAGATCACGGACCTTACGGCCAAAGCGCACGGCAAGCTCGCCTGTGTGGGTCGCTTGAATGATCTTGGTTGTCGGTTTACGTCCCATGATAAACGCAGGCAGGAGATAGCTTGCGAATTCAGACTTCGTGTGCCGTGGAGGCATGTTGATGATCAGGCGCTTTAGCGTGCCATTGGCAATACGATCAAAAGCCTCGGCCATCCGCTCGTGGTGAGCGCTAAAAATGGCGCTGGGCCAGACATATCTCGCAAAGTCGAGAAAGTTAGTTTGTGATCGCTCCTGTGCTTCCAGGAGACGCAGTCGTAATTCAAGTCTTAAGCGCTCAGATTCTACGTCTTCCGGCGCGGCGGTCTGGTTCATGCAGAGTCCGTTCGAAAAAAATTTGCAAAAAATTTTTTGCCAAGTGCGTTTTTAAACTAAAGGGGGCCCTTTTGCAAGTGGCTGCCGGCAAAAAGTTCCGAATTCTGTTTTGGCCAGGAAAAACTGTGTGAAATCGGGCTAAAGCCTGCGCAGCCCACACACGGGGCCGTTTTGCGGGGTCGATGTTAGTGGGCGCTAGCTATCGCTAAAACGCCCGCCGGGACTCTACCCCAGGCGCGCGGCCCACGGTCCACGGCCCAGGGAGCGCGGCCACCGGCCCACGGTTCGCGGGCCATTGATCACGTGCCGCGTGTTTGTAACCCTGGCCACGGTCCGGGATCGGATTACAAACAACCAGGGCCCGGCCACCTGGGCGCAGCTCACGTACCAGGGAGCGCAGCTCACGTACCAGGGAGCGGCCCACGATCCCAGAGTTAAGGCCCACGGCCCACGGCCTGGCGCGGGTTCCACGGTCCAAGCTGCGCAGCTGCGCGAGTTATGGCCACCGGCCGGGACGCTACCAGGGCGCGCAGCTCACGCTACCAGGGCAACGGCCCACGGGCCACGATACGGCTAGGACCGGGCCACGCATCACGGGCCACGGGCCCCGTGATCGGTTTGTGACATTGCGGCGAGCCCGCCGGCGTGATCTAGTGCAATGGCCACGCGGCCACGCCTGGCGCGGCCTGGCGCTTTACGATACGCGGCGCCCGTACACTTCGGGCCGGTTAACAAACAAACACGGCCAGGGCGGCCG